ACGATCCGCGTTGGGCCAATGACCCGGCGTATGGCAACCCGGAGACCATGAAATATGTGGGTCCGTGGGAGCAGGTTCTGCAGGCAACGGGCTTCCGGGGAAAAGTGTATGAGCCCATGATTGAAATGCAGCCCGACCCAAACGGCGGTTTTATGCCGCTAGAAGTTGGGCAGCAATATACGCCTCAAGCCAAGGCGGCCATCGATAGCCTTCGCGCCTCTGGCTACGACCTTCGGTGGAAGCATCCCGACAAGCGCACCTTCAATACCTACTGGGGTTTTGTAACGCCAGATGGCGTGCAAGACATCAAGATTGGAGGCTCCGACATCGGCGACATGATCAAGCCGATGATCAAGGTCTTCGGCGCCGGCCTCGGGTTGGCCGGTCTTGGCGCGGGTATCAATTCGTTGCTGGGGGGTGCTGGTGCTGAAGCCGGGGCGGGCGCTGTAAATGCGCTGGCCGGCGGTTCTGCCGACCTAATTCCGGGCGTCATGGGCAGCGGTCAATTTTCTGCGGCTGGCGGTCTGGGCGGCGCCGGCGGCGTGCTGTCGGCCGCAGACTTGGCGACTTTGCCGTCGGATGTTTTGGGGCAAGCTGGGTCTTTGCCACAGACTCAGGTCTATGACTTTGCTTCCGCGCCTACGACGCCGTCTGTCAACGCGCTGGCCGAGGGCGCGTATCAAAACCTGACGCCGACTGAACTGTTGCAGTTGGACTACTTGACGACGCCCACGTCGTCAATGATTCCAATGCCAATGGCGTCGCCAACTGTGACGCCGTTGACTCAACTGCCGCCGTCACTTGGCCCCGTAACGCCGCCAACGTTTGAGTTCACGTTGGCTGACCCCACTGCGGCGATTACGTCAACGCCCCCTTCGGTGGGCACGATTGCTGATCTGGCGGGCATTCCGGCAGATGCAGGCTTTGCTGCCGGCATGGGCGTTGACGCGGGCATGAACGCCTTAAATCTTGGCGCTGGTGCTGGCGCGGTAAAGGGCGTCGCAGACGTTGCTGCTACTGGCGCAACTGGGGTGGCAACTGGAGGCGGCGCTGCTGTCCCGACCGCTGCAACCGGCGCTGCAACCGGCGGCGATTTTCTTTCCGGCATGTCTGATGTCGCGGCCGCCGAAGGGGCCGGCGTTGCGGGCACGGGCATTTTGACGAGCGGCACCAACATTCCGTCAAATGTTCTGAGTGGCGGCTCCATCCTCGACAAAGCCGTTCAACTCGTCACCAGCCCCGTCGGCCAAGCTGTCGTGGGCGGAGTCGGCAGCGTCGTCGGGGGCGTGCTGGAAGCCAACGCGGCAGAGAAGGCCGCAGAAACGCAGTCGCAGGCTGCGGCAAACGCTCTCGCCTTGCAGCGGGAGATGTTTGAGTACCAGAAAGGGCTGTTGGAACCGTACCGCACTGCCGGCACAAAAGCGCTGGAGCGCCTGTCCGGTGCGATGGGCCTCGGCGGCCCGGGCTCGCAGCAGCAGATGCTGGAGATGGACCCGGGCTACGGGTTCCGTCTGGGCGAGGGGCTGAAAGCGCTGGAGCGCATGCAGGCGTCGCGGGGGAACTTCCTGTCGGGCGGTGCGCTAAAAGCGGGCCAGCGGTTTGCGCAGGATACGGCGTCGCAAGAGTACGGCAACGCCTACAACCGCCTGGCGAACATTGCAGGGCTGGGGCAGACTGCCGGCACCCAGATGGGTGGCGCAGCGGCGGGTTTCGGCACCTCTGCCGGCAACATCATGGGCCAAGAGGCCAACGCGCTGGCGGCGGGGCGGATGGGGCGAGCCTCGGCTTACACTGGGGCCATCGGCGGGGCGCTGGGGTCTTTTGAGAACTATCTCAATCGCCAACAACGCCAGCAAATGATTGACATCTACGGCCGCAGGCTTGCCGGCGGGGGCTGACATCATGCAACTTGACACCAGAATCCCGCTTGCTGCTGTTGGCCGCCAGCCGATTCGATTTGCGCCCGAATCTCCGATTGAGTCGCTGACGGCTGTGGCTCCAGCGATCAATGCGCTGCGGGGGGTGCAGCAGCAACAGATGGAAACTGCCGAGGCTGTGCGCAAGCGGCAGGCGTACCAGCAGTTTCAGTCTGAGGTCGCCAAGGCGTTCCCGGGCGGCGTGAAAGAACTGTCTCGAGTTTTTTTAACGCATGGCACCACTTCTCAGCACTTTGACGTCGGCCAGAAGCTGATGCAGATGGCGATGGAAGAAGATGATCGCCAGAAGATTTTTGGCGGCGGTGCTGGGGGCGGCGGCGGCGCGCCTGCGATGGCCGAGCAGCCTGCCGCCATGCCGGCCGCAGCACCAGAAGCAGTGCCAGAGATGGACTTTGGTGCTGCTGGTGGCGCTCGGCCTGTGAACGCCATGATGGCACAGGCTGCGCCTGCGCCTATGGGGGCGCCTGCCGCGCCCGCAAAGATGCTGGATTACGCTGGCCGGCAGTATTCGCCAGATCAGGTCGGGCAGATGCTGCAAAGCAGAAGCCCTCAGTTGCAGCAGCTTGGTCGGGCGATCGCGGATGCGAACAAGCCCAAACCGGATCGAGAATTTGCACCGTCAGAAATCTCGCGTTTGCAGCAAGAGATTGCTCAGTTGCCGGCAGGTGATCCGCGAAGGACTCCGCTGGAGCAGCGAATTCAGATGCTGACGACGCGCCCGCCAGCGGCATCAACCAACGTGCAGGTAAATTTGCCTGACCTTGAGAAAAAAGAGCGCCAATCCAAGGGCGAGTTTAACGTCCGAGCCTACGAGACAATTTCTCAAGCGGCTAGGCTTGCAGCAAGAACTTTGCCGGCAATTGATACGCAGATCAATATTCTTGACCAAGGATTCAGAACTGGCTTTGGCGCCGAAGCGCAAAAAGCAGCGGCATCTGTGCTATCTGCTCTCGGCGTTCCTGAGGCAACAAAGTACGCGTCGGACGCTCAGGCTTTTACTTCGGCCCTCAATCAAATGGTGCTGCAGCGCCAGCTTGAACAGAAAGGCGCGCAAACCGAAGCCGACGCACAGCGCATTACGCAAACAGCTTCGCAACTTGGCAACACAAGAGAAGCCAACCGATTTATTTTGGACGTCACCAAGGCGCAAAGCAAGCGCGACATTGAGCAGAGGTCGTTTTGGGACAAATGGTGGAAAGAGAATAAGACGTACGAGGGCGTTGAGGATGCTTGGTACGCTGGCGATGGTGGAAAGTCTCTGTTTGATCGTCCAGAACTTCGTAAGTACGTGCCGCAACCTGCGGCCGCCGCGCCTGCGCGTGCGCCGCAGACTGGTCGGCCGGCTGGCGTTGGCGCTGACTGGACGCTGAAACAAGACGCCAAAGGCAATCGAGCGTGGGTCAGTCCTGATGGCAAGCGTTTTGTGGAGGTCAAGTAATGGCGTTCGACCTTTCAACTGCCAAGCCGGTTGAACAAGAGCTCGCCTCGGGCTTTGATCTTGCCACCGCTCGGTCTGCGTCAGAAGTCCCCGGCCCACGACGCCGCGCTTCTACGATGGACATCATCACCAGCGCGCCATACCGCGCTATTGCTGGTGCGGCAGACATTTTGCTGACGGCGCCAGAAAACGTGGCCAATCTTGCAAAGATGGGATTTGGTACGGCAGCTACTGCGTTGGGCAGGCCTGACCTTGCGCCAGACGTCACCGCGCCTCGGCAGCCCGTTGCAGAGGCATTCAAGCGTGCCGGCCTCATCCGCGAACCGCAGGGCGAGACCACTGCAGGCCAGCGGGTGCTTGACGTTGCTCTGCAGGGCGCGACAGGCGCTATTACTGGGGGGGCTAGCGCTATTGGTCAAACCGCGAGAACGCTGCCACAACTGGCGCGCGCCACGGCCGGCATGGGCGCAACTGGTGCTGCGGCCGGCGCGGCGGGCCAAGGCGTCACTGAGGCGACTGGACAACCGTTGCTTGGTGCCGCAACCTCTATGGCAATTCCCGTGGCCGCCATCAGCGCTGCGCAGGCTCGGCAGGCGTCACTGCAAGCCCAGCAGTCTCGCAACGCTGTGCGCGATTTGACGCTACGACAGGCGCAAGCTGAGGGCTACATTGCAACGCCCGGAAGCATTACGCCATCAACGCAAAACGTACTTGCGGAACGTCTTGGTGGCAAGACGCGAACGCAGCAAGAATTTGCTGTTCGCAACCAAGAGGTGACGGATCGTCTTGCGCGAAGGGCTCTTGGCTTGCCTCCAGATGCAAGGCTTGAACGCAACACAACGCAGCAGATTCGCAGGGACGAATTTCAAAGAGGATACGAGCCGCTCAATCGAATTGGAGCGGTGAGAACCGATCAGGATTTTGACAACGCTTTGAACAATGTGTTGCAGGCGTACACCGGCCCAGGCCGGTCATTCCCGGGCGCTATCCCGCAACCTGTTGTTGATCTGGTCAATTCGTATCGCGTGGGGCAGTTTAATTCTGCAGACGCCTTGCAGGCCACCAGAACACTGCGAGAGCAGGCCAACGCCAACATTTCTCGCGGTGACAACGCGCTTGGTTTGGCGCAAAGAGCCGTCAGCAATGCGCTGGAAGACCAGATTGAACGTTCGCTGCAGCAGGCCGGCAATCCGAACGCTCAGGCCATGCTTGAGCAGTTCCGGGCATCTCGGCAGCGCATGGCGATCAGTCACGCGGTAGAAAACGCCATCATTGAAGGAGGAGGGTCCGTCAACGCAAGGCAGCTCGCCAATGATTTGCAAACCAGAGGCAGATACTTCAGCGGCGACCTAGACCTGATCGCACGATTTGCCAACATCTCGCGGCCGGTGACGGTGCAACCTGGCACTCAGGGCACGCCTGGATCGCAAACACTGTTTGGCTACATGGGCGGCGGCCTCGGCGCTGCGGGTGGCTACGCTATGGGCGGGGCGCAGGGGGCAACCCTTGGTGGCGCGGCGGGCGCTATCGCACCTGCAGCAGTTTCCGCTGGAGCAAGGCGTTACCTCAGAAGCGGCTTGGCGCAGCAAAGAGCAATTCCGACCTACGACTCGCCAACGGTCAACGCGCTGGCGGCTCAAAACGAAGCGCTTTTGCGCGCGGCGATGGGCATCCCGACGTTCACAAATCAGCCCACAAACGCCTTGATTGACTGATGGACACTCAAGCCCTCTTCAACATTGCAGTGTCTTTGGCCGGCGTTTTGGGCGGCTGGATACTGAACAACATTTGGCAATCAATTAGACTTCTTGACAAGGACGTCAGGCAAATGCCGCATGTCTACGTTGCCAAAGAAGACTACAAGGCCGACATAAATGAAATTAAGTCTATGTTGGCTAGGATTTTTGACAAACTGGAAGCAAAGGCTGACAAGGCGTGAACCATGTTGGCCGAACTCGCCGCCGCAAATGCCGCCTATGCGGTAATTAAGGAAACGCTTTCCAACGGCGGGGATTTGATCTCTGTCGGCGGCAAGCTGGCAGAGTACGTCGGACTAAAGCAAAAGATCGCAGCCAAGTCTAAAGAGAATGGAGGCATCTGCGATGAATTTTGGGCGCTGGAAAAGCTGCGCCAGCAGGAGGAGGAACTAAAGACGCTCCTGATTTACCAAGGCCGTCCTGGTCTGTGGGATGATTGGCTTAGATTCCAAGAGAACAAGCGCAAAGAAGAAGCGGAGCAAGCGCGCCAAGAAAAAAAGAAGTTTGCCGACAGACGCGAGATAGCCAAGACTATCGGGCTGTCACTTTTGATCGTTTTGCTTTGTTTTTCTCTTGTAGGCGTCATCGCTTTAGCAATACTGGTGGCGAGGCAAATGTGAGAACGCATCTGCTGCTTTTGTTGTTGGTTTTGGCCGCAGCGGGCTGCGAAGACCGCTACCGCTACCCATGTCAAAACCCGGCCAAAAAAGACTTGCCAGAGTGTCAGGAAGACGCGTGCAAAGCGACTAGAACCTGCAATGACATGACATATGGAAACAAAAAGGGATCTTGATGCGCTGCTGCGCTTCATTGTGGGCATCACTCTGGCGCTCACTCTTGTGATCATTGTTTGCGTTGTCTTGTACAGCCTGGTGTTTGTCACGCAACCGTTTGGCGCAATGGCGCCGGCAGACACTGAGTTTTTTAAGCTCATCACCCCGCTGGCTACGTTCATTGCCGGCGCGCTTGGCGGCATCATGGCCGGAAAAAGCGGCGGCAACAAGTGCAAAGATCGTGGCGACGACTAGCGTCCTTCAAGGAGTCAGTTAATGCTCAGTTTGCTTTCAACCCTCGGCGGTCTGCTGATCAGCGGCCTGCCCAAGCTGCTGGAGTTCTTCCAGAACAAGAGCGACCAGAAGCACGAAATTGCCCTAGCGCGTCTTCAGACCGAGCGTGAACTCCAGCTTGCAGCCCAGGGATACGCCTCCCAGGCCAAGATGGAGGAGATCCGCGTCGAGCAGGTTGCGATGCAGACTGAGGCGCAGATGACCGAGGCTGCGCTCAGGCACGATGAGAAGGTGCTGGAGAAGGCCAGCCGCTGGGTGGCAAACTATGTCGGCACGGTGCGCCCGACCGTGACCTACATCTTCATCATCGAGTTGGTCCTGATCAACGCTGCTCTGACGCTGTACGTCTGGAAGCATCCGGGCCTGATCCAGTCGGTGGATGACCTGATCCGCGTGACGGCAATCATCTTCAGCGAGGATGAAATGGCGATGCTGGGCGGAATCATTGGGTTCTGGTTCGGCAGCAGGCAGTGGAGCAAGAAGTGAAGCTCAGCCCCGAGGGCGCTGCGCTGATGCACAGGTACGAGGGCTACAGAACCCGACCCTATCTGTGCCCTGCGCACATCTGGACCGTCGGGTACGGGCACGTCCTGTATCAGGACCAGATCCAACTGCCCATGGTTCGCAAAGAAGGCTACACTGGGTTCATCCGCATGAACTACCCGCTACGTCCAGAGCACAACCGTGTCTGGTCCAAGAAAGAGATCGATGCGCTTTTCGACGCTGACGTCACTGCTTTTGAACGAGGTGTTCTTCGTCTGGTTCCCGGCTGTGCTGGTCATCAAGGGCGCTTCGACGCTCTGGTCTCTTTTGCGTACAACGCAGGGTTAGGAAATCTGCAGCGCAGCCAGATCCGCATGAAGGCCAACCGCGATGACATCGAGGGGGCCGCAGATGCGTTTATGCAGTGGACCAAGGCTGGCGGCAAGGAACTCACGGGTCTTGTCAAGCGGCGCAGGGACGAACGTGCGCTGTTTCTGAGGTAGACCACGCCGCTATTTCAGCACCAAGTCGGCCACCAGCACCGTAACAACGATTGCCGTCAAGGCAAGCCAGACCCAGAACGCTTCGGGGAGCGTTTCCGGGTCTTCGGCTTCGAGTTCTGTGCAGGCTTCGGCGACCTCGGGATAGCGACCCTGTTGGTCGCAGCCGGTGGGAGGGCGGCTCATAGCTGCGGCCATAACAGCAACACGCCGACAGCGGCCAGCACGGCGCAGACGATGATGTCAATGGTCAGAGCAATGTCCACAGCAGGGCTCCCAGTGCGATGCACGCAATGATAACTGCGGGCGCTGGAATGTAACGCGAACGCGGCTCCGCGATGTTGTAGCCCGTGGTGAACGTGCAGTCGGCCAGCGTGCGTGGGGTGGTGAGGTGGCTGGGTTTCATGGGTTGTTCCCTTCAATAAGACGGGCAATGCACCCGCCGTAGTTTGTGTTCGGGCAGTCTACGTCCCACTGGCGGGCAACCCTAGCGCAGCGCTGGCGTTCGGCGGCTGCGCCGTTCTCGCGCTCTGCTTCCATTGCCATCTTGATCACAAACCTCGTCGCCGCCTCAAAACGCTTTTCAAGCGCAACAGCGAAGCGCTGGAAGTGCGCCTCGTCGCCCCAGTGCTGGCCCGCAGTTTCGTTCATCAGGGTGGCGATTTCGTTGTCCTTCATGTCTTGCTCCTTGCCCTGATCTCCGCTGCGCACCGCTGCGCGATGCCTTCGATGCTTGCGTGTTGGTCGCAGATGTCGGCGCAGGCGGCGCGTTCCATCAACAGCCCCTCCGTAATCTGCGCGCGGAGTTCGCCCAGCAGATCCTCTGTCGTGTCGCCGTGCCCGGTGGCGTAGCCCATGCTGCGCATCCAGTGGGCGACTTTCTCGCGTTGGGCTGCGGCGACGAGGGCGGCAAATTGATACCGCGTGAAACCCTCACCCGCCTTGTAGGCGTCCTGCTGCGCTTGGAACCACATGGTGTCAAGTTCGGCGTTGGTCATGTCTTCCCCCTAATCCACCGCCACAGCGGCAACAGCGTCAATCCGTTGACGAAGCCGCGCAGGAAAGCGCGGAGTTTCATGGTTGGGCCTCTGCTTTGGCAATGGCGGCGTTGATTCGCGCCACAACAGGACATTCTTCGAAAAGCAAATGCCGATCTTTGTGGGTATGGTGCAAGTACTGGCAGTCAATGCTCGTTAGGCGCAACGCCTCCAGCAGTTCCTGATTCACCGCGTGCAGCCGGCGCAGTTCGGCGGCGGCTTCTTCTAGGTTGTGCGACGGGTCGTACTGATCGTCAAGAAAATCAGCCAACCGCAGGGCTTCTCGTAGGGTGGTCATTCCGCTTCCTCCTTCCTCTGCCGAGCCTCATAGGCCAGCACATCGGCAAGCCGGTACATCACGCGCCCCTGCTGGGTGCGGCCGAGCCGGATGAACGCCGGCCCGCGCTGATTGGCGCGCCAGTGGCGCACGGTGCGCTTGGCCACGCGCCATCGCTCGGCAAGTTCCTGCTCAGTCAGCAGGATGTCATTCGTCGTCATCGATGCTCTCCTCGGCAAACCACCAGTCCTCAATGTCAACAGCGATGTCGTGCGCCTTGCCGGCGGCTTTGCCGTGCTCCGGGTGGCTCAGCAGCGGGAACGAAAGCTCATAGATCGCCACCAGCAGGCGGTCAATGTGCTCGCGGGCGGTGCGGGCTCGGTCGTCAGCGACGGCGTACATGTCCTGCACGGCCTGCAGGCGGTAGTGCAGTGCCGCCTCTGCTTGGGTCATGACAGGGGTGCTCATACAGTGCCCTCCTCGGCGCGGATCTGGTTGGTGCGACGAGTTGCCGCCTCAATGACTTGCTTTCGTTCTTCGCTCCCCTTTGGTAGCCGGTTGATGTCAATGCGAAGCAACTCTAGGCCCTCCATCGTGCTGGCAAACTCAATCTGCTCCAGCAGGGCGTTGACGCTTACCGTAGACGCGGGCGGCGGCGGTGCCACAGGGGGCTTTGGCGGCGGCGGCGCTACCGGCGGTTTGGGAGTGGCGCGGCGCTCTTGCCTTTCTTCCTTTTTGTCCTCATCGTAACCGGATTCCAACGGCAGCTTGGCCCACAGTTCGTAAGCAAGGCCAAACGTCATGGCCGCCGCCAAACAGACACCTCGGCGGTGCGTGTCCGTCAGGTCGCGCGCTGTAATCTTGTCGTGCGGGATTGCAGCGTTGCGCGTATCCATGATGGCCTGCGGTACTGCGGGCGTGACCTGCTCACCGTTGCGAAAACGGATCAGCAAATAACAACCAACAGGCGCCGCATGCAGCAGGCTTCCCTCTGCATTTGGAACCGTCTCTGGCAGCCAACCGGGCGCGTGTTCTCGCAAAAGCTGCAGTGTGCGCGACCAGTTGATGTAGGAGGCCTTGAAATTGCCGGCACCGATGGTTTCCACCAGATCAGTCGTGGCGATTCCGGCTAGATTGGGAATTTGCACGTTTGTTCTCCGAAATGGGGCGGTTTCCCGCCCCGTGGGTTCAGTCGGTCAGACCGGCGGGCATGCCGTCGTCGTCCACGCCGGGGACGCGGGACGCTGCCACAGTCGTCTCGACGGGCGTGCCGCCGCCCATCAGGGCGATGATGTCGTCCTGCGTGGCGAGCTTGGCCTCGTAGCCAGACGATGCGTAACGGATCGCCTCGGCTGCGCTGATGGCGCGGATCAGGCGGTCCATGTGGTCGGGGTGGCTCACGACGTAGACCTTGACGGTGCGGACGTAGGGCCGCTTGGGCTTCTCAGTGCTCATTTTCTTTGCTCCGCGAGACGCCGCAGCGCCTCGACTTGGGTGCTGACCTGCTGCAGGAAAATCGTGATCCGGGCTTCCAGGTCAGCAATGAAGCCAGGGTCACGGTTGATCCGCTGAATGTGCAGTTGCAGCGGCTCAGGCATCCGGGGATCGTAGGAGACAAAATCACACCATTGGCGGCCAGTGATCCACATCTGTCCCTGCACCTGCGCGGCGTGGTCTGCCGGCATGCCGTTGAGCAGCGTTTCGATGTGGACGGCGCTGTTGTACGGGCACTTGATCTCTATCAGCCCATCCCAGTCCATTAAGCCGTCAGGCGAGCAGCCCGCCAGCAGGGTGTCGTGGGCGATGAAGCCCGTCTCCTCAACGCTGGTGCCGGTGACGCGCTCGTAGGCCGCGCGCGCTGCGGGTTCCTGCTCGGTGCCCCACTGCATTGCGGCGGTGGCGTAGCGCTGCACCGGCTGCTGCGTCAGGCGCTCGACGACCAGTTCGGTGAGATAGTCAAGTTGCGCCTGCATGGGGTCGCCGGGCAGGTTGTCTTTCTTCTGCTTTTCCGTCTGCTTCTTGGTAGCAATGGCGTCCTTAAACCGGGACGCCGTGGCTTTGCCGATGCGGGCGGCGTACCAGTCGGCAGTGCGCTGGTCTGCGGTTTCGAGGATCATGCGTTCTTCTCCTTCAGTGCTTGCTCGATGGAGCGGGCAAATTCTTGCGGGCCCATGCGTTTGTGATAGGTGTCGTGGATTGACTGGATCTCTTTTTCCGTCAATCCCTGCCACTCACGCGGCGGAGGGTCCACATAAAGCGGATAGACCGCAGCGCCATAACATCTTTTTGCCTTTTCGCGCGCACCTTTTTCTGTCTTGTAAAGGCATCCGCCATGAACTAGCCAAGCAATCGGTTGCTGTTCCAAATTCTTTGTGCGCCGCCTGTCGGCAGTGCGCTGGTCTGCGGTTTCGAGGATCACGTTGCTTCTCCAGGCGGCGGGAGCCGCTTTTGTTGTCTGTCAGATGATGGAACAGAAAACTCTTTTATTGCATCCTGAAAATCCCTAGTCAACACATTTACGAGGCGGCGCTGAACCGCCTGCTTGTGGCAAAGAATCGGATCTTCAGTCACCACGCGGTCGCCGCGACGCGCCGAGCGCAGAATCTTTCGCATTCCGACCTTGCTGCCAACAATGCCGATATCAACGCGCTCCTGCGCGTTCAGGGCGCGGTAGCCGACGCCGTGAACCGATCCGAGATCGACATCGTGGCGGTCCAGCAGCGTCTTTCGCCAAGCGGCGATCACGGTTCGGTAGCGGTGGCCCCCGATCTCGACGCCCAGCACATCGGCTACGGCTTCATGCGTCACTTCCCAGCCCACGGGCGGGGCGCCGAACGCATCCAGCAGTTTGCGGACATCAGCACCTGTCGGGAAGCCGTTGAACATGACGCCCTTCATTTCACAGGCTCCTGACGGTGGCCTTGAACATGCCCCAGCTTCCGGGCGTCTTTGAGCCGGGGCGCCAGTCGCCAAGCCCCTTGTACCGACCGGCCAGCGTCAGCACCTCGGTCAGCACGCGGTCGGTGATCTGCTCGTCCCAGACGTTGATCGTGCCGCGCAGCGTCCAGCGGTCGAAGCACGGGCGCACGCGGATGTGCTTGGCCGCGCCGATCTTGGCGCGCTTGACATGCAGCTTGAAGCCAAGCTCGATGGCCTTGGCTCGGTGCGACGCGAAATCCTTGACCTGCATCAGCGGCCTGATCTCTGACATCGGAACGGTCTTGCCGTCAATGGTCAGCGGCCAGAACGGCTCGGCAACCATCATGCCGGATTGGGTCTGGCTCTTGAACGTCTTGTTGCCCTTGGCGCCAGGAACCGGCACCATGCTGCCGCCCTCCATGATGCAGCGCATCAGGTTGTCTGACGGCATCGCCACCACGTTATCGTCGTGGTAGGTGCTGCCGATCCAGCGGAAGGCTGGGCTGCGGTCGTCCCCGGCCTTGCTGATTTTCTTGTTGGCCGCATCGGCCTTCCATTCGTCCATCATGTCGGACCATTCGATGTTGTCCTGATGCATGAGAAGCGGCGTGTCGCCGACGATCTCGATTTCGTATTGCTTCATGTCGTTGCTCCAGTTGATGATGATGCGCAATCGCGCCCTTGCCGCGCCGAGCTATGCCGTGCCCTGCCTTGCCGCGCAAAGCCTAGCCTCGTTGGTGTTGCCACCGGGTAACGCGCCACAGACGCGCTGCCCGCTGTAAACAGCCCTTGCCCTGCCGGACCCAGCCCCGCCTGGCCGAACCAAGCCCTGCCGCGCCTAGCCTGATTCCGTCGGTGCAACAGCACCGGGAGAGGCGGCACGCCGCCCTACCCGCTGCATTCGCAGCCCTTGCCTTGCCCAGCCAAGCCACGCCGTGCCAGGCGCTGGCCGCGCCCTACCCAGCCTTGCCAAACTTAGCCTAGCCGCTCCTCGTCAATGATTGAAATCTGCTCGGGCTTGCCCTCGCTGGCAGGAAACAACGCGATATTGGTCTCGCGGCCGTCGGCATCCGTCAGGATGATGTGCCGCCAGGTATAGCCCTCAGCGCTGATGCGACGGTCGGCGCGCACGCTGACGATCTGGTGGATGTGGATGGTGGTCATCTCAAATCTCCCAGTCATACGGGTCAGAATCGGGCTCGCTAGACGCAAACATCGCGTCTGCGATCTGCTGGACGCGATGCTCGTTGTGCGCCAAGAAGCGCGCCTGCAACTCGAACCGAGCCGCATCGGCCTGCGCCCGTGTACCGGCGAACAGGCACGCCAACAGGACGTCTGCGTGAGCCGAGGCCATGTCTTCCTCGCGGACGTTCGCCGTGTCGAACGCGGCACCCTCGCGGGCTTGGCTGACGACGCTGAGCCACAGTTGCCAGTCTGCTGGGCAGGCCAGCAGGTGGTCGCGGGCCTCGGCTTCGTTCGGGTGGTCTCCGTTGTAGCCGGGAGGGTATGCGGGCCACGTGGCTTCATCGCCCGGGCCGTAGGTTGTCGTGTACATTCGTCAACTCCTGTGTCGCGCTCGCATCGGCGCCGACGCATCATGCCACTTTGTGCCGCTCTGCGCCTATTGTTGACAGAATTGCGGGGTCATTCTGCGCCGGTTGACTGCCGGCAGTCGGCGGGCTGACACTTGCGGCCCCAACAGGAGGACAAAGTGACCCCCCGACAACGAGACGCACTACACATCGTCATGAACTACCAGCCGGTGACGACGGCAACCCTGGCCGCCCACTTGGGCGTGCAGAAGAACGCCGCCAACAGATACCTGTTGCATTTGAAGCGGTCCGGTCTGGTGGTTGCGGACGCGATCAACAAAAACAACGTGTGGTACAGGGCCACGCTCGAAGCGGAGGTGGGCGCGACCGCGCGGCAGGCGTATGAGCAGGCGCCCTCAGTCTGGGCGTATGCGGCGCGGTGCGCGCAAGGGGCGAAGCGATGAGAGGCCGCCGCACCCTGCGCGAGGTCATGCTCGCCAATCAGAAATCCGAGGCGCTGTACGCCGCGCTGGCGGGCAAGCCGGTGCGGGAGATCGACATCCCGCTAGAGCCGAAGCGCCGAGCACCAGCAAAGCCCAGCGGCGAGCCGTCAGAGGCGCAGATCCTGCGGGCGATCATGGCGCTGCTGAAGCACCATCCGTGCGTGGCGCAGTGCTGGCGACAGAACAGCGGCACCTTCGCGGAGCGCAACCGGGACGGCTCGACGCGGTACATCCGCGCGAACACGGCGCGCGGCATGAGCGACATCATGGGTGTTCTGCGCGACGGCCGCACGCTGGCGATCGAGGTCAAGTCGCGCACCGGCAGGATGCGGCCCGGGCAGGAGGAGTTCCTCGCCACGATCCGGCAGGCCGGGGGCGTGGCGGGGGTTTGCCGCAGTGTGGACGATGCTGTGAGGCTGCTGGGTGACGCATGACCCGCAAGCGCAGCATCTACCGCCCCCGCGGCATCAACCCCACGGCCCACCTCGTCGCCATCGCAGGTGCCGCCTTACTCACCCGCGACGACCGCACAGTCTGGGCACTGCAGATGTACGACGCACTCGACTCCGTGGCCAAGGGCAAGGCGCAGCGCCAGCAGTGGGGCACGATCTTCGACAGCGTGAACTTGGCCGAGGAGCTCACGCGCATGGGTCTGGCGTCCGACCCTGACGGCATCATCAGCGGCGCGCAGGCAGTGTGCGCAGAGATCATCCGCCGGCAGCAGGCGACGGGGACACGAGCGGTGCGGGCCGGGGAACTGGCAGCGCTGCGGTGTCTTGAAGTCGCCATGATCGACATCCTGGCCACGGTCACGCACAGCGAGCGGTTTCGCGCCGAGGAGCGGATCAGGGCTCGGACGCGGGAGGCGCAGGCCGGCAGGATCCCGGGGGCGACGGTGATCGATGCGGCGTTTTTGGAGGGGACAACGTGAAAGTATTGGTAGCCTGCGAATACAGCGGCACCGTGCGCGATGCTTTCCGCGCGCGCGGGCACGATGCGATGTCGTGCGACCTGTTGCCGACAGACGTTCCCGGCCCGCACTATCAAGGCGATGTGCTGGATGTGCTGGGAGACGGATGGGATCTGATGGTGGCGCATCCGCCTTGCACGTATCTGAGCGTCAGCGGCATGCACTGGACGCGGCGCGGGTTGCGTGATCCGCAGCTGACTGAAGACGCGCTGGCGTTTGTTCGCCTGCTGATGGATGCGCCGATCCAGCGCATCGCCGTGGAGAATCCTGTGAGCATTATCAGTAGCACATTGCGCAAGCCCGAGCAGATCATCCAGCCTTGGATGTTTGGGCACGATGCGTCGAAGAAAACCTGTTTGTGGCTCAAGGGCCTAGCGCCACTGCGACCGACGCAGATCGTGGAGCCGCGCCTAGTCTGCTGCGGGCGCGAGCTGACGTCTGGCACGGGCGCATACGGATGCCCAAACTGCTGCGGCGACAAGCGAGCGCGTGAGCGCTGGGGCAATCAAACCGATAGCGGACAAAACCGCCTGAGTCCGAGCCCGGATCGCTGGAAGATCCGCAGCGCCACTTATGCCGGCATAGCTGGCGCCATGGCCGACCAATGGGGGGCGACAGCATGAACAAACTCGACTTCAGCGCGCTCGCGCAGCGCCTGCTTATCTCCGCCGACACGCTGGTCCCCCAGTGGCTTCCTGGCGGCAAACGCCGGGGCCATGAGTGGGTGTGCGGCGATCTTGCAGGCGGCGAGGGCGACTCCTGCAGCGTTAACCTACTCAGCGGACGCTGGGCCGACTTCGCCGCTGGCGACAAGGGCGGCGATCTGATCGACCTGTACGCCGCGATTCATGAGATCGATCTGGGCGAGGCGTACCGCCAACTGGACGGCACGCCAGCAGCGCCAGCGAGGCCGGCGCGGCCGCCGAAACCGCAGCGCACGGTGATAACACCGGTCCCCAGCGAGGCGGCAGATCACGACTGCATGCATCCCATATACGGCGACCCGTCGCAGATCTGGACGTACTACGACGGCAACGGCGACGTGCTGGGCTACATCGCCCGCTACGACCCCGAGGGCCAGCGCAAGCAGATCGTGCCGTGGACCTTCGCCGCCGACGGCTGGGGCATGGGCCAGTGGACCGTCCCGCGACCGCTGTACCGCCTGCAGGAACTGGAGGCCCGCCCCGAGGATCCGGTGCTGGTGGTCGAGGGCGAGAAAGCAGCCGACGCGGCGGCGGGACTGACCGGCAGCCCATACGTCGCATGCACTTGGCCCGGTGGCGCGCAGGCGCTGAACCGCGCGAACTGGCAGACCCTGCGGGACCGGAAAATCCTGCTGTGGCCTGACGCTGACGCTGCCGGCATTGACGCCATGCAGCGCCTGGCGGCGATCCTGCAGCCGATCGCGGCCGAGGTCAAGATCATCGACCCCAGCGGCCAGCCTGACGCATGGGACTGCGCCGACAGCGGCTGGACCCGATGGTCCGACGCTCGGGCGTGGATCGCGCCGCGCGCTGCGCTCTGGAAGCCACCGGCACCCGAGCCTGCAGCGAATCCCGAGCCGCAGCCGGCAGCGGACCCGGCGCCACTAGATAGCGACGAAATCGGGACGCTTGAGCCGTCAGACTGGTACAAGCGTTTCGCTTTCCTGCTCAGCAGCGCGGATTTCTTTGACCTTCACAGGCGCAAGCTGGTCGAACGCAAATCCTTCGACGCGGCATTCCGGCACCACAAAATGCACTCGATCCATGCCGGCGCAAACGGCCTGCATGCCCGTGTAACGGCCAGCACCAGCTACGACGAGAACCGCATTGCAATGGGCGCGCGGACGCTGGCCGGCATGATCTACGCACCCGGCAACGGGCTTTTCGTGGGCTACG